TATTTTATATGGATTTAATTTTAATTTTTTAGATTCCATTTATATTTTTATATATTATTTTTTTATTTACTAAACTAAGCAATAATAAAAATAATATATATATTATAAATGAAAAATAAAAATAAACAAAAAGGGGGTATGTGTCCAGTATGTTTGCTACCATTAGCTGTCGGTGCTGCAGGTGTTGGATCAATTGGTTATGGATTATCTACTAAATCTAAATCTAAAAAAACTAAATCAAAATCAAAATTAACTAAATCAAAATCTAAAAAAGGCGGCAAAAGAATTATAAAAGGAGGAAGTCCCCCTAAAAAAACTAAAAGAAAAAGAATGAAAGGTAGATTAACTAGACATAGAAAACCAACACCACCAACACCACCATCACCACCAAAAACTTTATATGAAATGATATTTGGTAAAGCCCCCAAACCACCGAAACCAAGTCCACCCAAAAAAAATAGTAAAGAAATGAAAAAAGATCCAAATTATAAAAAATTATCAAAAATAATAGCAAAAGAAATGAAGATACCTATTTCACAGGGTAATTATGTTTATAAACAAAATTCCAATGAACAAAAGAGACATGATACTAAGACCAAAAATTTATATAATGCTTTATATCAATGATAAGAAACATAAATTTTAATTATCCAAAATAATAAAAAATATAAAAAAATAAAATAAATTATTAAATAATTCTTTAATTCATTTATATTTTCTCTATTTTCTAATGTAATAATAGGTGGCATATTTTCAATTATATTATTTATTTATTTTGTATTTAAATATTTATCTATTTTGAGGTTCAACATAATCATATTTAATATAATCAAAGATATCTTTTTCATTATTAAATTTATGATCTACTTTTTTCTTTGTTTTTGAATCTTTTAATGAATATTCATTTAATGTTAATCCACGTTTAAGGAGGTCTTCTCTCATTTTAACATTGAATTCAGCTGATCCTGTAAAATATAATATAGCAAATGGATATTCATCTGGTTTTGTGAACATAAAATCAACTCTACGATTAATTTTATCTATTTTAGATAATCCCATATACTTTTTATTTCCTCTTGATAATTCATCTACTAAATACCCATTTTTAACTAATTCATCTATAAATTTATTGTATATGGAATTATTCTTTACACTAGGTGTATTAATTAATACATCAATATCACCACTATCTGGTTTCATCCTTCTAAATGATCCAGCTATTGTTAATTCTGCAGTTGGATCAATATTTTTTAATACACTTTTTAATATTTTTTCATGTTCAACTATTTCTTCTCTGGGAATTCTTTGTAAAATATCATCATAATATTTTAAGCCTTTTAGTTGAACATTATTTAATACTTTATTAACATCTTTATCTTTTCTTAAATCATCTATTGTTTTATAACCTTTTTTAACAAGTTCATTTGCTTTTACTGTTCCAACACCATGTATATCTAAGAATAATTTTCTAGGATCTACGATATCTTTTACTTTTTCATACATTGGACAAGTACCTGTTTGAATTATTTGATTTATTTTTTCTAATATTTTTGAACCAATACCTTTCATTTCTTTTAAATCTTTTGGAACTAATTGTGAATCATTATCTAATTGAGATAGTGCTAAATTTGCTTTACGATAGGCAACTGCTTTAAAATGTTCACCATTTATTTTTTCATATGATTCTAATTTTTTAAATATTAATTCAATTCTTTTTAATATTTCATTTGATATAACTTGGTTTTCTAAAACTTTTTCTTTTTTAACTTCAACATCATCTCTAATTCTTAAATATCTAGCAAATCTTGGTTTACCAGCATCTGTCATACCTGAATATTCATAAGTAATAATTGTTCCAACTGGATGCGATTTTTTATAATTTTCTCTAATATTATCATCCATACCAGAAATAGCAAATATATGACCTTTATCTTCATCTACTACTTGATAATTCCCTTTATTTATTAATGGTTTACATATAAAAGCACCTAATTTTCCTGTATATTTACCTGTTCCCGGTCGATAATCAACAATTACTGCCTCTGCATCAAAACTCGGTTTATATTTTAACATAAAATTAGACCTTTTATCTTCATAAATACTACTTGGATCTTTTAACATTATACCCTCCGCCCCATCTTCTATAATTTTTTCATAGTATTCTTTCATTTGATCCATGTTGGTTACAACTGTTTGTTTTGTTAATACCATTGGACATGTAACTTTTTTAAATTTTGGTTCTAAAGTAGCTCTAAATTTAATCCAATGTTCTTTAACTTTTGGCATTATTGATCTTAAAAAATTATATCTTTGTTCAAATGTCGCATCTATATCTGGAGCATCATATACATAGTATTTAATATCAAACCAATCTTCATCAATTGGTTCTTTTCTCCTTGCTGCCCCCATTCTTTGAAATCCATCTCTACCCATAAATAATTCACCATCTAATGCTATTTCAGGTAACGCTGATTTAAACCATTGTGGAGCCGGAAATGTTGGTTTATTTTGTCTAGATATGAATAAATTTCTTTCTGGATCCCATCTTGCTCTATAACCATCAAATTTTTCAGACATTAACCAACCAATAGGTGGATTATAATCTGGTAATTTTCTAGGCCTTTTCATCCCTACACTATATTCTTTCGCAAGCATAAAGTCTAGTTTTTTTTCCATTATATATAATATATTTATTAAAGTTTTATATAATAATTAATCAAATTATTTTACGATATAATAAATAATATTAATATATATATATATGGTTACAAATTCTAAATATAATATAGATACACCATTAAAAAAAACAAAAACATTTATAACTGGTATATGCGATGAAATATTAAGTTTAAAATGTATTGGTTCAATTATTGTAGTATTATCGGTTATTTTTGGATTTTTAGCATATATAGTTGAAAAATTCAATAGAAGAAATATTGAAGATGATGATTATAAAGAATTAATTATTTCTGGATATTGGTTATTGATTCCATTTATTATATGTATTGTTGGTATTATTATTTTTTTATTTGGTGGTGGATTAAGAAATGTCGCAACACCTTCTACACCAGGGAGATATTAATTCATAATACTATCTGTTTTTAATATATTAATACAACCTTTACAACAATTTAACAATATTGCAATACATAATATAGATATAAAACCAATTAATGGTGAAAATATATAAACAATTATATTTGAATATAATTGTTTTAAATTATTAGATAATTCATCTAGTTTATTTATATGATCGATAAATATAAATAAATTTATCCAAAAAGTACCTATTAAGAATAATATAAATGTATAAAATATAAATTTTAATAAACCAATTATACAACTATCTTCATGATTTTTTATAATAAATCTAAAAAATTCACAAATACATTTAAAATATTCTATTCTATTTTTTGTATTTTCACAACATTTTTTATTTTCTATATCTTCTTCTGGATGAATTTTATTTTTATTACATAATAATTTAATTTTAATTGAATCACTTTCTATATCATCTAAATTAATATTATTTATATATATTATTTCTTTATCTGATCTACATATTGGACAAATTATATTATTATTAAACCATTCCATTAAACATTTTTTACATATGGGTGCATTACAATCATTGCAATATTTATTTATTTTACAATATTTATAACATATTGAACATGTTTTAAAACACATTTCATATAATAGTTATATAAAATTATATAACTATATATATATATCAAATTATTTAAATTGTAAATATCTTTTAATTTTATTTATATGTTGATGATTATATATAGCTTTTCCTGATTCTATTTCAGAAATTATATTTAATGGCAAATTAACATTATTTGCTAATTGTTTTTGAGTTAATTTTTTAGAATTTCTATTTTGAATTACTTTAATTCTTAATTCATCTGGAACTTTAGAATGTTTTAAATCATCATTTTCAACTTTTTTCTCTAATTTAATTGCTTTTTGATTTATATTTGTTTTTTTATTTTTTGTTACTTTAACAGTTGGAACTTTATCTTTTTTTTTTAAAGATGACTTCACAATAATAGTTTTCCAATCTTGATGATCAAATAAATTATCATTTGATTCCATATTTTATATTATAAATATAAAATTATAATTTTAAATAATTAAAAATCTCTACTTTCATATTGATCTTTATATGGTACTTTTGATTTTGGATATAATGTAATTTTAATTTTTTGTTTATTATTATTATTTAATTTAGGTAAAAAATCAATTGTTTCAAATTTACCATAATTTTTAATTTTATTTTTATATTTTAAATAATTTAAATAATTATTATATAATTTAAATTTATTTTTGTATATTGAAATAAATTTATACATTTTATTATATTATTATTATTATTTTTAAATTATTTCTTTTGATTTTTCTTTTTTTTACTTTTCTTTTTACTATTTTTCTTTTTTTTACTTTTCTTTTTCATTTTTTTCTTTTTCATTGTTTTTTTTAATTTTTTTTTACTTCCACCAGAAGCAGTATTTGGTGTTTGATATAATACAATTCTATTTTGTGTTAATAATCCACCCAAACCAATTTGATCACTACATCTTTGTTTATATTTAATACTAATTTTAGATTTTTTTTGGCATTGTTGAGTATAAAAAAATGCCTTTGTTAACATATATCTTGCAGCCGATAATTGATCATTTGCCAAAAAACAACACATTCTTGGAACAGATTGGTCAATTTGTATACTATTACCAAACCAATCATATTTAGGTTGATTTATATCTAATTGTGGCCACATAGTAGCAAGTAATTCTTGACTAATATCACCAAAAGATTTAAACATATAAATACTAATAATTTCTGAACATATTTGATCACTAGCATTATATATTACGGGCATCTGATTATTTGGTAAATTTTTAATACGTTGTAAATATTCTATAACTTCCTTTACTACTTCCCAACCAGATAAACCAGTTTTGAAATCTATATATTGTTTAGTTCCTTGTATTGGTTGTATACCTGTATTTAAACTATTTATTTCATATTGTATTTGACAATCATAAGAATTACCTGTATCAATTAAATGATTATTAACATTTAATAAATTTTCATTATTACATTTTTTAATACTCATTGTAACATTATTATCAATTGTTTTTTCTATTATTCTATTCATCATATTATGTGTATTTGATATAGTTCCAAAAGGATTATTTGTTTGGGGTTTATTAAAATTACATCCATTGCTACCAAATAAACCCTGGGGATCAACTATACTAGCTACTTGACATAATGTATTTGCTTGACCAGGTGAGACCATTGTTTGTCCAGTATCAGATTTAGTAGTATTCATAGCAGCTGTATCATTTACTGGATTTATTATACCTGTATTTTCTATTTTATTAAGTGGAGCTGCATTATTTAAAATAACACAATTATTAAATGGTTGTGGTATCGGTAAACTTTGTATAGGTAATGTTGATTCTGTTACTATACCATTTTCTGGATTTGAATTTATATATTTAGAAATTACTTCTAAAATTTTTTTTTCAAAATCACTAGCAGCTTTTTGAATATTTATAGTATCACCATTTATTTTATGACCTAATTTATATTTACTTATTATTGTTTCTAATTCTATAATTAATGGGTGATTTATTTTAGA